AACCAGGCGTGCAGGTTTTTTGACTACAAGCAAGACAAAACCTTTAATTATTGATAACTTAGTACACTTACTACGCCAAGGAGAAAGTGGTATAGTAGACAAAGAGCTGATTGATGAGCTAAGAACTTACATCGTTGATGCTCGAGGAATCACAAATGCCCAACAAGGGTGTTTTGATGATAGAATAATGGCATACGCTATTGCTTTGTTTGGATTGAACAGTATGCCAAGAAAACATAGACAAAACTTTAAGAGAGTAAAGAAACAATTTTTTTAAGACATGAGCAAAGAACTAGGACCAGAAGGGATACCAGCGGGAGCTGATCCAAGTAAAGAAGAACAAGAAGAACTTAATTCGCTTGGCAGTGTATTACGCTCCAAGTACAGCGAGTATAAAGATGCTCGTGATGATATAGAAGACGGGTGGATAGAAGACCTAAGAGCATTCATGGGACAGTATGATCCTGAAGTGCTCGCTAAGATTGAAGCAAAAGGTGATCGCTCACAAGTCTATGTAGGCTTGACCCGAACCAAGGTGCTCGCAGCTTTTTCAAGAATAACCGATTTACTCTTTCAACCAGGACAAAAATTCTTTTCTATTGAAGCTACACCAGTAGCTAAACAACCATTAGTTGAAAAAGAACTAACAGAGAAAGCAGCTTTAGAAATAATGCAGGCTGCTGAAGTAGTTGATCCAAGTCTAGTGGATGATTTAATACAAGAAAGATTAAGAGAACTTAAAGAAGAGATAGAAGAAGAAACAAACCTGCGTGTTGATAACATGGAAGAAGCTATTCTTGATCAAGCAGTAGAAGCCAACCTTGAAGGCAAAATGAAAGATGCCATTATGGAACAAGTCATATTTGGTACAGGAGCCATGAAGGCTGGTACGCTCAGAGTAGAAAAAGATCACAAATGGATCAAAGGCGAAGAAGGCTTTAGTTTAATTTATGAAGAAAGCCCAATGCCTGAAATGGAAGCTGTCTCAGTATTTGATCTATATCCTGATCCGCATGCAACCTCTATGGATGACATGCGTGATATTTTTAGAAGACACATTATCTCAAGAACAGAGTTTGCTGATCTAAAAGATTATCCAGGGTTCAATGCATACTATATTGATGAGTGCATAGAAATGAATCCAGAAGGTAATCATGACGAAGCTCAACATGAGATTGATAGAAGAAACATTGCTAATGTAAATGATAGCAGTACAAACACCCATAAATTTGAAGTCCTAGAATACTGGGGCTCATTGAATGGACATGACTTACAGGACGCTGGCGTTGAGTTTGATGAGGGTAACGACCTCTCTCAAGAGTACCACGCTAACATCTGGATGGTTGATGGCAAGGTTATTAAAGCACAGCTTAACCCTTTGCCTGGTGGTATAATTCCATATTTTATATTCCCCTATGAGAAAAACCCCCACGCATTCTGGGGTACTGGCGTACCTAGAATGATGAGAGATTCTCAAGCCACCATGAATGCAGCTACCAGAATATACTTAGATAATGTTGCGTTATCATCTGGACCTATGGTGGAAGTTAATACAGACATCATGGCTTCAGGTGAGGACCCAACAGAGCTTTACCCTTGGAGAGTATTCTTAAGGGAAGGTGGTGATGGAAACCAGCCTATGGTTCGTTTTTATCAACCCCAGTCAAACTCCCCAGCACTTGTATCTGTCATAGAATTATTTAGAAGATTTGCCGATGAGACTACGGCACTACCGTCCTACACACACGGACAAACACAAAGTTCACTTAATAGAACTGCCACAGGTATTTCTATTCTTATGAGCAACGCAAACATAGTCTTGAAATCAGTTATTAAAAACATTGACGACTATCTAACAAAACCAATGATTCGCTCATTATATGATTGGAATATGACTTGGAATGAAAATGAAAAAGTTAAATCCGATATGCGTATTGTTGCTAAAGGTTCCACAGCCCTGATACAGAAAGAAGTACAATCACAAAGATTGTTACAGTTCTTATCGCTGATTAATAATCCAATGGATGCACAAATGGTTGATAGAGAAAAACTATTGACTGATATTGCAAAGTCCTTAGATATTGATCCAGACGAAGTAATTAAATCACAAAAGGAGTTAATGGATGAGCAAGCATTACAACAAGCTATCATTGCCAGCCAGCAAGGCGGTCAAGTTGATCAAGTCCAGAATGCCGAAGGAATGGTCGGTGCTGATGGAAGAAATGGAGTCCCTACGCCAAATGGAGCGGGACCAGTTGGAAATAACGGACAACTACCGCTTTAGTCAAGGGCGTTGCGACATTCTTAAGTTTATAGTATCTTTAGACGAGATTGCTGACAAAGTAATCAATGCGTTAGGAACCCGCAAGGATACACCTAACATTTATAAGTAATTTTTATCGACACCCCGATTAAGGACCGAAGAAATGGAAAGAGAAAAAACTAGAGGCGAGATGATCGCTGAAAGGCTTGAAAAAGAAGCTGATGAGATGATGAAACAGATTCAGGACTCTCAGACGGAATCCGAACCCGAAGCTCAAGGATTAGCTATCCCAGAGAAAGAAGTAGAGGACACCCCAGAAGAAGTTCAGGAAGAAGTGGAAAATTCACCCGATGAATCTCAGGACACCGAAGATGCATCTGATCAGAATGAAGAGATTCAGGAAGAAGACGCTAAACAAGATGATAGTTTAAAAGACTCTCAATGGCAGGAAAGGTATAAAAACGCTCAGGCGAAAATGACCAAAGAAATCCAGAGGTCTAAAGAACTCGAAGCGAAAATAGCCGAGATGGATAATAAAATCAGAGCTATGGAAGTGATGAAGTCTGATTCAAAAAAAGAGCAGCAAACTGAAGATGTTAATGCTGAGTTAGGTGATCTTAAAAAAGATTATCCTGAAATAGCAAACGCTCTACAAAGATATGTAGATTTACAAATTCAGTCTGTTAATCGAAAGATGGATCAAACTACAGACGAGTTGTTGCAGGCTAAAAAAGAAGAGTCGCAGCGTGTGCATGATACTAAAATCGCTGACGCACACCCTGATCACCAGGCTATTGCTAATAGTGAAGATTTTCACCTTTGGCTAGATAGACAGGCAGATCATTGGAAGTACGCAGCAGAAAAAGGAAGTGCTGACGCAGTTATTGAACTATTATCTCATTATAAGAAAAGTTTAGGTCTAGAATCCAAAACAGTTTCCAAAGAGGAATTGGTAGAAAAGGCAAAACAAAATGTTGAACCTTCACTCTCCAAAGCCAGGAAGCAAAATGTAGGTAGTAATAAAAAAGTATGGACTGCTAAAGAAATTGGAAAACTTTCTGATAAAGAATTTCTCAAGTATGAGAAAGAGATTGACGAAGCATATGCCAGTGGAAAGCTGAAATAAATTTTTATTACTTTATATAAACTTTTTTAATAATATGAGGTATTAATCATGGCATATTCATCTTCAAGCGGAAGCTTTAGCTTCGCAGCTGGTGAACAGCATTTTATACCTGAAGTATTCTCTAAGAAGCTACAAGCTAAGTTTTACGCTCAAACCATGTTGTCTGAGGTAACAACTAACGAGTACGAAGGAGAAATTTCAGGGTTAGGTAATAAAGTTAACATTAGAACAGTACCAGCAGTTTCAGTTGCTGATTACACAGGATCAATTTCCTACTCAGATGTTACTTCATCTACCATTGAGTTAAACATCGACAAAGCAAAGAGTTACTCTTTTAAAGTTGATGATATCCTAAAAGAGCAAGCTGATCTCGACTTCATGAACTTAGCATCACAAGATGCAGCACAGAACATGAAAATCGCTATTGAGCAAGATGTGTTCGGTAATGTGGCAGCAGGTGCAAGTTTAACTGATGTTAACAATGCGTCTAACACACCAGTAAACATTACAACATCTAATGTTTTAGGATTTATATTAGAAGCTGGACAACAGCTTGATGAAAACAATATTCCTGAAGAAGGAAGATTTATGATCATCAACCCAGCTGTGGCTTCAGTATTAAAGCAATCTGAGCTAAGACAAGCTTACTTAACAGGTGATTCAGTATCACCATTAAGAAATGGCTTCATTGGTGAAGTTGATAGATTCAGAATGTATGTTTCTAACAACTTGTCTGTATCTTCAGGTGTTGCATCTGGATTATTCGGACATCCAAAAGCGATTGCTTTTGCTTCTCAAATGACTAACACTGAATCAGTAAGACTTGAGTCTTCATTTGGTGATGGCGTTAGAGGGCTATCTGTTTACGGCTACAAAGTTGTAGTCCCAACAGCTCTTGGTGAATTTAAGCTAAAAACAGCTTAATATTTGCTTTGTGGGGAGCTTCGGCTCCCCTTTTTTTATTCATAAAGAATCTAGCAACTCTGCACATAATTATGATATCTTTATGTGATACACCCCCTAGGAGTATTTAAATGACAAAAGACGAATTAATTAAAGCAGCAAAAGAAAATTTTAATGTGTCTTTAAACCCTAAAGACAAACTTGCAGAACTTGAGCAACAGTATGCTTCACTTGAATCATCAGTGGAAGTTGAAGAAGAAGTTGAAGTTGAGTCAAGCTCAAGAAGACCTATAGCATCAAAAAGCGAACACGGTAAAGTTGTCCCATGGAATCCTATACATAGGGAGGAATTTTGGCAGTTTATCTATGATAAAAGATCATTATCAAAAGAGGAGCTAGAATCACTAGGACTATAATATGGCAACCGTTAAAGTAATTGATTTAATAGATAGAGCTGAAGAAATCTTACAGGACACAACCAATGTAAGATGGTCTCAGCAAACATTATTAAATTATTTAAATGATGCACAAAGAGAGATAGTTTTATATAGACCAGATGCAAATCCAGTCAATGCTACATTTACTCTAACAGCGAATAGTGCAAAACAAACCTTACCAAGTGCAGGACTAAGATTATTATCTATTTACAAAAATGTAAGTCCTAACACTAAACCTATTACAAACATTGAAAGAAGAGTATTGGATGACCAAATAGAAGACTGGCACGGTACAACTGGCACAGGAGTTCAACATTATGTTTATGATCCACTCGATCCAAAAATATTTTATGTGTATCCACATACCACAGCTTCTGATGCAACTATAAGTATTGTTTATAGTTCAGCACCTACAGACATAACAATTAGCAATTTTACAAACGCAACCACTGTTATATCTCTAGATGATGTTTATGCAAACGCTATATTAGACTACATGCTTTACAGAGCTTACCAAAAAGATACTGAGTATGCTGGAGACATACAAAGATCAGGAGTTTATTTACAAGCATTCCAGGCAGGGTTAGGAATTAAAAACCAGGTTGATGCAGGATCAACTCCAAGACCATCAACCCCAGCACAATAATGAGAAATGGCAGTAGCAAAAAAGATAGAATCATTAGTACCTAAAGTAAAAAGAGAGGCACCTAGTCTTCCATCATTCATTGCTATTGAAGAACTCAGAAACACAATTATAGATTTCTGTATAAACACAGACATATATTTAGCTGATCTAACTCTTTTACAAACAGTAACAGGAATAAACGAGTACGAAGCTAGTGACCTTGATATTCCATCAGGAACAGAACTTAACCATCTTATTGACATATTTTGTGAGACTGGCGAATCAGCCAATCAAATATCAGAAAAAAGTTTAAGCAGGATTGAACCTAAATCATTGATAGGTAAACCATCTTTGTTTGATTCTTACGGCAAAGGTAAGCCAAAGTTCTATTCTCAAAAAGATCAAGAAACTATTTTGTTCGCCCCCACACCAGATAAGAACTATTCCTTTTACGCATTGTATAGTTTAAAACCAACAGCGACAGCGACAACAATTCCTAATATAATAGTTAATGAGTACCAAGAAACTATAATACATGGTGCTTTGTATAGACTACAAATGATGAAAGACAGTCCTTGGAGTGATGTACAAGCAGCAGACTTGAACAAAAGAATGTATGATAAAGGAGAAGCACAAGCAGTTAGAAAATCCAAATATGGTTTAGTAGGTGCTCCTTTAACAGTTAAATATCAGGAGTTTGTATAATGGCATATTCATCCACAATTAAAGTTGTAGTTGGTGATACACACCCAGAACTAAATTTTACATTAAGAGATTCTAATACAGCTGCGTCTGGACAAACACTTGATGCAGAGGACCCAACAACATTTGCTCCAATAGACCTAACAGGTGCAACTACAAGAGTAAGAATTAGAAAGATTGGTACAACAACTATTTTAAAAACTATTACTTGTACAAACACTAGTGCTGCCAATGGTAAATGTTCTATGGCATTCACATCAGATACATTTGAGTCAGCAGGGTTTTACGAGGGAGAAATAGAAATAACCAAATCAGATGGCAATATACAAACAGTCAATGATTTAATTAAATTTAATGTGAGAGATGATTTTGACTAATGGCTATAAGATTAGTTGTAGAGTATGTAGACCTACAAGCATCAGTACAGAACCAAGAGATACAGCTAAGTGTCTCAGCGGCATCTGAGTCATCTCTAGACTTATCCACAAGTTATCCAGAATATACGGCATCAGTAACTAACCAAGTTATTGCCCCTATTACCGATAGTTTACTAGATTATGTAACACTCAACCTTGGTATTAATTATCAAAATATCCAAGCACAAATATTTATAGATTCTGATACCAAGAACCTTTACTTCTATGCTGGTAATCCTAATGCAATCATCATTGAACTTTCAGAAGAACTTGCTTATGCCCTTGCTAAAACTGCTAGTGATAGCTTTGGTCTTACTGAGAACTCAATTCTAAATATTGGCAAAGCTCCTAGCGATACAGTATCAATATTAGAAAGTTCAAGAATAGGATTTATTACTAGCAAAGCTGATAGTTTCTCAGTTACAGAAAATGCAGCTCTAGCATTTAGCACAAGCAGATCAGATTCTTTTGGTTTTAGTGATGTCCTTGTACAAAACTTTGGGAAGAATCCAAGCGAAACTTTATCAATGTCAGAAACCTCTGTCAGAGACCTGGGGCTAGGAAAATCAGATACAGCAAACTTAACTGAAGCACATGCTTTAGCAGTTGCAACTATTAAGTCTGATTCTTTTAATATGACAGAAAGTGCAGCACTGTCTGCAAGTTTAGGTAAGGCAGATAGCTTTTCTGTTGGCGATGCTGAGAATATAGAATTTGGTAAATCAGCTACAGATAGCATAAGTATTGCAGAGGTCCTTACCAAACAACAATCTTTACAAAAAGCAGAGTCTGTAACTTTAAGCGAAGAAGATGTAAAAAGTTTGTCAGCTGTCAAAGTTGATAGTTTCTCTGTATCAGAAAGCAGCGTAATAGCAGCCGCCCTGGTTAAAGGGGATAGTTTATCTATGTCAGAAAGTGCAGATAAACTAATAAACTCTGTCCAGGCTGATTCATTTAGTATTGCTGAAAATCTTAGCA